CTCTGTAAGCCACGTTTTAAGTAATTCTCTTATTCGAACAGCATCTGATATTCGAGCTGGTCGTATTGTATATTTATCTTTTTCCATCTTGTTTTATATTTACTCTTAATGTACCAAATCTCCAATTATCTCCAACTTCTGTGTTTTCTATTTTAATATTAGATTGTCTACCTCGAATACGTGTATTAACAAAACTTGTTGTGTTACTTACAGTTAAAGTATCTCCTGTAGTTGAAGTATCATTAGGATAATCTTTTACACTTAAAGTGACATTAGCAGAACCAGTCATATTTTGAAAATCTGGTATTATTTTATTAATAAAACTAAATGTTTCTCCATCAGCAATATCTCCATCACCTGATTGAATAAAAGCTGATAATGCAGCTCCATCAGCATCTACACCTGATTCATGAGCATATATAATACTTCTTCCAGCTGTTAATCCATTAATAGTTGTAATTGTATTAGATGTATCAGTAGCAAAATATTCTGAAGCTAAAGGATTTAATTCAACTCCATTATCTTGATAGGTACTTCTATTCATTGTACCATAGTACCAAGAGTTTTCTAAATAATTATAAATTACATAACGATCATTTTGAGAAGCAGAAGCAGAACAGTAATACCATATTACTTCAGAAAAATTAGAATTTTGAGCAGCATAAACTTGAGGATATTGAGTTTTATTAATATTGTCAAATACGTGATTAAGAATACTACAAGGTATTTCTTGAACAGAACCTGCATATCTAAAAAATTGTCCATCAGACATCCAATAAGCAACGTCATCTATTACTATTGCTGAATTAAGACCTACAGCTCCACAGTCATTACCTAATTGTCTAAAACCAAATATAAAAGGAGGTCCTATAAATGACATTGATTGCATTGTTGTATCTGTCCATACTAATATAGTTCCTTTAGCAGGTCTTGCACATCTAATTTCACTACCACCAGCTATTCTTTGTGATCCAGCAGAATTAGTTACATTAGCTGTCCATTGATTATAATTTTCTTGATCTGACCAACGAATAAACATTTTATCTTGAGTTGTTGGTGTACCTATAGTTGTTTCTGTACCCATACAAACAACGTGTCTAGTTTCAGTCGATATCATAGATAAAGTAGAAGTAGTAGGAGCATTAGCAATTATGGTAGCTCTGTTACCACTCATTCCTGATGAAAGTATCCATTCATAAGTTGATCCATCTTTTTGAGTAATAACTAAATCTTCACCCCAATTATTAATAGACCATAACCTTGCATCAAGAGTAATTTGTGAAGTTGTTCTAGGAGTATTCCAGGTACCAGTATTCCAAGTACCTGCTCCCCAACCAAAACCAAAAGTTTGTACACTAGGACCAATATTTAATTGATAAGTAGCTGTACAATTAGCAGAAGGTCCTGCTGTAGAAGTAGCTGTTGCATTACTTTGTACTGTGTAAGCATCTGCATTTGTAATAGTTAATATTTCATATTCTGCTTCTAAAGCAGAAGCAAGAATTCCTCCAACAGGATCACTTACACTACTTAATGTAACAAAATCGCCAACGGCTGCTAAATGAGATGAATCACTAATAGTTAAAGTACTGCTTGCATTAGTAGTAGTAATAGCATTAACTAAAGTATCAGTAGCTCTTATTGGAGTAATGTCTTGATTATCACCACCTTGATATACATAAACTTTTCGATCAGTTCCTAAAGCTTCATAACGTGCTCCATCTAAAGCAAACCATTGTTCTAAAGCTCTACCTACACCAACATAATAAGCTGTACTAAATTTAGTCCAACCTCCTATTTTTTGAGGAAGTCCTTTACGAAATCTTATTTTATCTCCATCTGTCCATCTACCTTCAGCACCAGTTTGTGTGTTTTCAGTATCTATCCCAGGTTGAAAATTTAATTGAGTTAATGGCATAATAATTTATTATACACAAAATATAACAAAATTAAATAAAATAAAATTTTATTTCCATGGCATTCCTAGGTGCCACATAACCATACTATGCCTTATTCCTTTAGTAATTGGATTTACCCTATGTTTAACAAAAGAAGGAAAAACAATAAATGTTCCTTTTTTTAATTCTGTAACAATTTTTTTACCCTTACCCCCACAACTATCAAAATCCATTTCTAGTTCTCCGCCTTCAAAATCTTTTCCTGGTTCAGAAAGAAGTAATATAGAACTTAATTTTCTGAGTTTTCCTTTTTGAGGTCCTTTACTGTAAGTATCAGTATGAGTATCTACATGCCAATTATAAAAATTATTTTGTTCATATTGTGTAAACTGTGGTGCTTCATTCCAATCCCATTCAAAATTCCAATTACAAACTAAATTAGCTTTATGTATATATGGATTAGTATGATCATATATTGAAATATTTTTTATCCACGAAATTTTAGAGTTTCTTATTTTAGTATTTTTTCTTATATTATCTTTTTCAAGAATACCTACTGATGCTTTTTTTGGTTGATTAGCTAATCCTTCTTTTTTTATTTCTGCAATAAAATCTTTTGAAAAAGGATTATCAAAAGTGCAATAGTAGTCTTTAAAAATCATTATATTTTTAATGAAGTTAGTGCTACTTCATCTCCTAAATTACCTTTTATAAATACATTAAAAGCTATACTGGTTCTAGTATTGTTTCCTTTTTTATATTCAACAGCGTGATCTAATGATGACGGAAACAAAAATAAATCTCCTGTTGAAACAGGAAACCACCAATGTTCTGAATTCCATTCATTATAAGAACTAACCTTTAATCCAATTTGTTGATAATTATTTTTAAAAAATTTAATAGCATCTTTATCTTTATCAGCATCTATATAAAAAACTCCGGATACTAAAGAATTTGGATGATTATGTTTATGATGAAACTGATTATTTTCTGTATAATTTATCCAGGATTGAGTGATGTAAGGTTCTACATCAACAGCTTTTAAAACTTTGTCAAAATAATCTTTAACTTTTTTATAAAGTATTTTTTTAATATTAACAAATTCTGTTCTTTCAAGAATATAAAAATCTTTAGAAGTAATATTGCCTAGGTTTATTATAGGATCTTTTTTTGATTTTTTAACAAAAGCTAATTCTTTTTTTGTAAATTTTATTTTAGTATCAGAAATATAAATTGGTACTGAAAATAAACTAACAATGTCTGTATCGGTCATATATTAAATTCTTTCTAATAATTTAATATACCTTAAAATTAAAAACCCTACAAAAAAATTATTATAAATCCCAAGATTTAGTTGTTTCATTCCATATAGAACCATCATTTGGATAAGGAATTGGTGGTTCATATGCACATGTTTCTTCATTTAAAGTCCAAGACGCATAGCTACAAGGTGCTATAAAAGCATCTCTTGTATCATCATAATAAGATCCTTTTCCTGCATAGTTTTTTCTAAAAGGTGTTCCACCTAATCTATGAGTGCCAAGTCTTGTGTTATAAGAAGTTTGTTTCCAAATGTCTCTAGTGTTATATAAATTATTTAAAAAATCTACTCCAGCTTGTTCACTCGTAGCAACGTCATTACTAACTACTACAACTTGTTCAACAATATTTCCTACCCCTAATTTTGCAAAATGTGCCATTATCCTGTGTAACTCCCTGATGAATTGAATGTAATAACTGTTTTTCCTGAAACTCCTGTAGCCACTGTTGGACTTCCTGTTGTTGTTCCTGAATAATTTCCGTCTGGTACACTTAAAATAACTACACCACTTCCACCTTCGTGAGCTGCAGTTGATGCTGGAACAGAAAAGTTAGTTGCACCGCCACCACCACCTGTGTTAGCAGTACCAACGTCTGCGCCACCGCCGCCACCTGAGCCACCAGGGCCAGCAGAACCACTTCCGGGAGATCCACCTCCGCCACCACCGCCTCTTAAAACTGCCGAACCAGTAATTGAACTTGAAAGACCTGCACCACCTGCTACACCTGATGTGCTAGTTGGACCAGAAGAAAGACCTGCGGCACCAGCTCCACCGCCGCCACCACCAGAATAACCACTGGGTGCACCAGGGCCGCCACCACCTTGACCACCATCATATCCTTGAGCAGCAGTTCCGGCACCGCCATTGTTAGCAGAACCTGCGCCGCCGCCGCAACCACCAGTTTTTCCAGGTTGTGTATTTTCTGCTCCACCACCTCCTCCATTAGAGGTGACAGTTGTAATTCCTGATCCTGAAATAACTGAGTTATCTCCAGTAATACCTTGGTTTCCTGGTGAAGCACCGCCATAATTTTGTGCTCCTGCTCCACCTGCTCCGACTGTAATTGTATAAGTTACACCTGGAGTAAAAGTTAAAGCTGTTTCTGAAGAACTTCCTCTTCCAGAAGTTTCACTTGCAAAAGAATTTCTATATCCACCAGCTCCACCGCCGCCACCATAAACCATGGCTGATCCGCCACCGCCTCCAATAGCTAAAAAATCTGCTGTATATGATTGAGCTGTTTCATTAATAACGGCACCATCTGAAATAGGAATCCAACCTTTAGTTGCTCCTGAATAAACAATCCAAACTGTTTCACCTGCTGTATCATAGACAGGAACTGGAGTTGTATTTCCTTGAAATTTTAAACTATTTAAATTAAATGTAACTGCATTAGTTTCCCAATTTCTAGCATAGTCAGTAAAAATAATTTCATCTCCTACTGCTGGAGAACCAGGTAAAGTAACTGTAATTCCATTTGAAGATGTATCTAACCAGTAACCATTTCCTGAAACTGCTGCTAATGTTGCAGCTGTTACAACACTTGATTGCCACGCTATACCACCTGATACTTCAGAAAAAGATAATTGACCAACACCTGTAGTACCTGAACCAGATACAGAATCTACTTTTAAAAATCTATCTGCTGTAACATTTCCAGTTGGAAAAGTTAAAGTGTATGATTGATTAGCTGAGTGTGCTGGAGATTTTAATTTTATTCCATGAGAATTTTGAGAACAGTTTAACTGTATGTAACCATCTTGTGAGCTTCCGTCTCCTTTAGCTTCAAAACTTGGTAATGATGCAGTTGATTTTGCATTTATTTTACCTGTTGAAGTTAAAGAATTTACTCCAACTTCACCTAAATCAGCTCCTACATCATAAATAGTAGAACCATCTGTATATACAATTGATTTAGTTCCTTGAGTAATAGCTACACCATTTGCAGCATGTCCTGTATTAGCAAAAGTTAAAGCATATGAACCAGTTGTATTATTAAATAAAGTATAATCACCTTCTACAGCATCAGTAAATACATGAATAGCTGCACCTAAAGCTCCAGTAAATTCTATTACTTTATTGTGAACTTGGTCATCAGCCGATTCAGCTGTGTTGTTAGTTGAATTATTTGAAACTAAAGTAACATTGGCAGAACCTGCAACACTTACTGCAACATAACCTCTTACTGTACTATCAATTCTATTAAGAACATAATTTACAAGATTACCCCAATTACCTGAATTTGCACCTGAAGCTTGACGTTCTAATTTTAATCTAGTTGTATAAGTTGAACTCATAGTTGTTTATACCTCATTATTTTTTATTTGTAAATAATATATATTTGTATTCATTTGTACACTAAATATTAGTCCAATTTTCAATATTATTATCAACAATAGGATCCCAAAATCTTAAATCTACTGGAGTGACATTGGCTTGAATACCAGTCATATCTAAAAAATTATTAGAATCAGGTATAATATTAGCTAAATTAGAAGTGATTTCTTGACCAGAAATAACAAAAAATCCAGAACTACTAATTACAACAGAACTTACATTAGCATTTGTATTTATTCCTACAATTGGAATTATATTACCTGTGCCTATTGTAACATTAGATAAAGCAGTGGTTATTTCTTGACCAGTTACATCAATTGAATTAGCTGTTCCAGTTAAAGTAGTACCTATAGCGGTAGTCATTTCAAGTTCAGGAACTACAATAGTAATAGCTCCACCTGCGGCAATTGAATAAGTACCTATAAATGTAGTAGCTGCTAATCCAGTAATTCCTAAAATCACACTTGAATCAGCTAATACTTGACCAACCGCTGTATTGCTTTGTTGACCAGTTACAGTAACTAAAGCTGTTCCTGTAGTAGAAGTTATACTACCTAAATTAGAAGTTAATGATTGACCAGTAATTGGAAATATATTTCCTGTTCCAACTAATACAAATCCACCTGGTGAATTCCAAGGTCCTGAATTCCATTCTTCTCTACCCCAACCTTGACCTAAATCAATTTCAACTTCTACTTGTTGTCCACTAATTGTTACAAAAGCAGATGGTGCAGCATTCCATGTTGCAGAATTCCATGTTGATCTTCCCCAACCTTGATTTATCTGTGCATCTACAGTAACTGAATTTATAGAAGAAGTAACTTGTAAACCAGAAATTTCTGGAGCAATACCATTTTGAGAATTCCAAGTTCCAGTGTTCCAAGTTAATGCACCCCAAGAATTTGCAGTAATAGTTACAGTGCCACCCATACCAGAATGATACTGACAATAATAATATAAAGTAGTAGGTGTACTACTTGTTATTTCTATTTCTGTGTAAGCACCTGA